CCCTCGACGTTGTCCAGGTTGAACACCTGCTCGATCCAGTCGACGAAGTCGGTGTCGGTGCTCATGCCGCGCTCGAAGACCACGTCGTCATACGACGACTGGCCGGTGAGCTTCCGCGGCGTCTCGTTCTCGCCGCCCTCGCGGTACTCGATCTTCTCGACCGTGTGCTTGAGCCCGGTCACCTTCGAGAAGCCGGCTCGCACGAAGCCGCCGACCTCCACCTCGAACTTGAAGTTGCGATACGGATCTGGCATGTCCCTCTCCTCTCCTAGCCCGGCACTAGGCCGGATAGCGCATCACGCGCCAGAGATTACGCCTCGACGACGCTCGTCCCGCCCTCGAACTGGGTGAACCAGAACTGGACGAACTCACCAGGCTTCTGCGGTGCCAGCCCCACCTCGGAGATGACCTCGCCGTTGTCGATGTTGGTCTGGTCCATCACGCCGTCGGTGACGCCCGACTTGATGTAGAACGCCAGCTTCTTGTCTGACGTCGGGAAGGCCCGACGCGGCATGAGCCCGGACAGGAACTCGTCGACCTTGTCCTTGAGCGAGCTCCAGAGGCGGAAGTCGTTGTTCCGCAGGACCGCCCACCTGGTGCTGTCCGCGATGGACTTCTCGCAGAACTGGAACATGCGGAGCGTGTTGATGTACCTCCACTTCTTGTCCGGGTTCTGGTCGAGCGTCCGGCCACCCCACACCAGCACGGGCGCGTTGCGTCCGAACTTCCGGATGACGTTGACCCCGGCGACGTTGAGCAGGCCGTGCTCGGTGTCGTCGTAGACCGTCGCCACGTCCTGCGCGTCGATGACCTCGCCGTAGGAGCCCTCGCCGCCAGGCGTCTGCCAGGGACCGCCGTTCGGGTCCGGCAGCGTGTCGACGCGAGCCCGGATCCCCATCATGGCGCCCACGCCAGCGATCGAACGCTTCGCGGTGGCCGAGGGCTGGGCGGGGTCGAGGACCTTGATGCCGCCGGCGTACAGACACCCGTACTTCGTGTTCGCGCCGAGCGTCGTCTTCCGGTAGGCGATCGCCGCCGTCGCGTCGATGCCGATCGTCGTGTAGCCGATGAACTCCAGGAAGATCTTCGACTGCGCGTAGGACAGCGCGGCGTGGACGGGGGCGGCGTTGTTGTTGCCGACGAAGCAGAAGGGCATGAACTCGATGTCGGCGTCCATGGCGTACAGGCCGGTCCGCCCGGTCTGCGAGCCGATCCAGTCGGCGTCGACCAGGCCGATCGTCTCGTCGGTGCCGCCCGTGAGGGAGACCTTGTCCGAGTCGGTGGCCGGGGTGTCCGCGCCGAGTCCTGGGGGAGTCGCGTCGAGGTCGGTCGCCACGATATGTCGGGAGCCCGAGGCCTCGTCGTTCATCACCGTCTCGACGTAGTTGTCGGCGACGTCGAGCATCGACATCTGGTCCCAGACCTCGACCTCCTCGTTGTCGACGTAGACGCTGACGGTGAACTCCATGGACTCGACCGTGGTCGCCGCGACCAGGAAGCCGTTGGCGAAGGTCGTGCCGTCGAGGTCGGCAAAGTAGGTGACCACGCCGGCCGTCACGACCGCTCGAGTTTCGAGGATCGTGTGGTACTCGGTGTTGGTCCCGTCCGTCACCTTGATGACCGACTTGGCCGAAAGCCCGTCCAGGGTCGTGAGCTGCAGCGAAGAGTCGCCGAGCGTGATGGCCGCCGCCAGATCGTTGCCCGCTCCAGCCGACGCATGCTTGGGATCGCGGACGACCTTCACCGCCTTATCGTTCCCCTGCAAGCCGGGGCTCACGCTCCCGAGGTAGCCCGACTCGAGCTTGAGCGTGTTGTAGGTGGCCCCGGCAGCGGAGCCGGTGATCACCTCGACCGCGAGGCCGAGCACGGCCAGGCAGTCCTGCGAACCGGCCTGGAAGTCGAGCTCGCTGCTGGCGCCGGTCGTCGGCGACGTGATCGTGTAGGTCCCATTGGCGTTGACTACGCAGGAGGTCACGGTCGTGTCGGCGATGATCCGGGCACAGACCTCGGCCGCCGTGACGGCGTCGATGTTCGCCACGTCCGAAGTCGCCTCGGTGGTGGTCCCGACCGAGAGGCCCAGCTGGGCGAGGCCGGTGCCGCCGGTGATGTCGATCTCGGAGTCGGTGCCGAACAGGTCCGACGTGATCTTCACCTGGCCACCGGAATTCTCGACGCGACAGCCGGTGAGCTGCGCGTTCATCGCGGCGATGGCCCCGTCGGGGTCGGCCGCAAACGCGGCAGCGAACGTGACGGTCTGCGTGTTGCCGTCGTTGTTCATCTCCAGGATGACGGTGAGCCCGGTCAGGTCGGTGATCGCCAGGCCTGCGCCAGTGACGGAGGCGGCTGCCGCATCGAACTGGACCGTGGCGGCGCCGGCGTTGTCGACGTCGAGATCGAAGTTGTCGCCGGGCACCAGGTTGAACGGTCCGACCCCGCCGGTCTTCGCCGCCGCCTCGGGGCCAGCCCCGTCGGTGTCCAGCGTCCGGGACGCCACGCCGCCGACGGCCGTGTCGGGGTCATCGACGTCGGTGTAGTGCGCGATGCGCGAAGTCAGCAGCTCGACGCCGCCGTTCTTGAAGAACTGCTCGGCCTCGTAGGCCGCGTCGGACCGCGTCTCGCGATCCCCGTAGACCCTCTTCCACCCCTCGAAGGTCCTGGTCCGCACGATCTCCCGCAGGGGACCCTTCTCGGTGACTGCGATCATGCAGCCATAGCCCAGAGCGGCAGCGACGATCGGTCCCTCGAGCTGCGGCTTCTCTCCGACGTAGACGTCAGGGCGAGAATACAATGGCATGTCCTACTCCCTCCTCTTTCCCACGATCTCCCGCAGGGTTATGTCCGTGGCGTTTTCGCTGCTGAAGCAGGACTACGTCTGACTGGGCCACATGTCGCAGCATACATCAACACCACTTTCGATCAAAGCCCTCTTCATTCCTCGCCCACGTCTGTCTCGGTCACGCGCATCCCTTGGAACAGGACATCACCGCCCGGGATGATCTCGATCTCTCGGCCGTCTGACGCCAGCTTGTAGCTCTGGGCGTAGGTCCTCCAGATGGCTTCCGTGACCACCTTGACGTCCTCGGTGGACGTGTCGGTGAGCAGGTCGACCAGGACCTGGACCGTCAGGGTCTTGTGGTAGATGACGTAGTCCTCTGCAGCCTCGTCATTCCCTACCATGCTCCCGAGCCACTGCACCCAGCATGCCTCGGTGCCGCCGTCGACATCCTCGACGCTCATCGCGCCCCTCGGAGGCGTGCGCTCGATCAGAATCGCCTTGAGCAGGTCACGACTCTCGCCAGCTCGGTCCTTGTGCCAGGTGTCGATGCTGTAGGTCAGTCGGAACGGATGGGGACGCAGTCGCATCGTCCGCACTGGGGGACTGACCGCGTCGTCGTAGCCGACCTCCTCCTTCTCGTCATCGTCGCTGTGCGACCGAGCGTAGTCGGGCTCGATGTCGATGAGCTTGACCGACACCGACGGGTAGACCCGCTCCGGATACTCCTCGACCTGCGGCTCCTCGATGAAGACCTCGACGGCCGTGGGCGTGCCGTCGACGTCGATGGAGACGCCCGAGTATCGCAAGAGCAGAGCGGTGTCGACGTTCTTGATGGTGACAGCGGTCGTCATGGCACGTTGCTCCTGAACGAGAACTTGGCGCCGAGGTCGATGAGCGCCTTGTACTCGGCCATGTTCGGGAGCTCGGCGAACGTGGGACGCCACAGCGGACGCGCCGGCATCTTCGTCGTGCCGTACTCCAGCATCTCACCCAGCGTCTGCATCTTCATTCCGGAGCTAGGATGCCTGCCCCGAACGCTGACCGTCAACTCCATCCCGCCACCGGGCCGACCGGTCTTCAGCTGAGCGTTGATCTTGTTGTAGTAGTCGCTCGTCTCGACGTAGATGGTCTTGAACCCCTTCTTAGCCACGGTCACCGCAGACAGCGGCGGCCACGAGAGGTCCTGCTGCCGGATGTGCGCTCGCACCTTGTCGGCGATCGCCCGGCCGAGGGCACGCATGTCCGACTCGAAGCGGCGTCGGTACTTCGCCTGCTTCATCATCTGCGACCACAGCTCGAGCTGCTCCCAGTCGCCGTACTTGCCAGGGGGCCTGGGCATCAGTCGCGAGCCCCCTCGATGGTCTTCGCCAGCATGACCACGAGGAGGAATCGCTCGCCGACCTGCCCGGTCGGATGGACCTTGACGATGCGGAACCGGCGAGTCCACCACGTCATCTCGCCGGCGACGTCGACCCACTCCCCCTCCGCGACCGAGGGAAACTTGGCCTCCATCTCAGGACGACTGAACAGGAACGCGATGTCGTAGCGCTCGTCGTTCCCGATCATCGACAGCTGTTCTTCGGTCGGGTTCAGGATCGCCCGGCCGACAAGCTCGACAGGAGTGCCGAAGCCTCGCGGGCGCTGCTTGTAGGTGTCCACGGCGCCGGAGGCATAAGGGTAGTACAGGATGGTCGTCGTCTTGTACCGCCGGATGACCTTGTCGACGTAGGCCTCAATGGCCTGCTCCTGCGCCGTCGCTGCCATCAGGGCACCACGACCGAGACGATGTTGCTGTCGGTCTTGAGCATGTTCGGGTTGACGGTGCGGACGGTATAAAACCACGTCCCGCTGGGGACGGCGGTCTCGGTGTACTCCTCGACGTGGATGTCGGACTCCTGGTGGACGACCTCCTCTGTGTCGTCATCGAAGACCGCTGTAGGCGACCTCACGATCTCGTAGTAGCGGAAGCCCTCGGTCTGGAGCTTGGTCCACTCCAGCGTGACGTCTGAGCCGACGACACTCGGTGGGTCTCCCAGTGTCGTCGCGTCCAGACCCGGGTCAAGGTTTCGCTTCGCATAGCCGCCGTGGGTCAGGGAGATCCGTCGAGTGAAGCCGACCTCGACCACACCACCCTGGTTCTGGTTCGCGGCTCCGCCGTCGCCGAGCTCCCCGTCGTACTCCTCCTGAAGCCGATCGGCCAGCTTCATCCAGTACGCCGGACCTCGACTCTCGCCCTCCCCGCCGTCGGTGACGGAGAGGTCAGGGACGGCCAGGCTCGTGAAGCGAGTCTCCTGGCCCTCCTCGTTCTCGCCCTCGGCCCCCTCGCTCGCCCGGATGTAGCACATCTGGATCGTGG